AAATTGATTCCCATCACTCCGGTTCCAAAACCGAGAATGACACAGCGTGATCGATGGAAGGAACGACCCATTGTCAAACGCTACCGAGATTATTGCGACGAGCTGCGTTCCAAGTTGCCAGAAGAAATGACGCATCCAGATTTGAATGCAGAAATAACAGACATTTCAATCATTTTCTGGATGCCTATGCCCAAGTCATGGAGCAAAAAGAAAAGAAAAGAAATGTATCTAAAACCGCACCAGCAAAAGCCTGACATTGACAATCTACTCAAAGGATGGATGGACGCACTATACCGAAACGACCAAATCATTTGGAAAGTTGAGGTCGAAAAACGATGGCATAAGAAAGGTTATGTCCAGGTGGAAATATGAAAGAAGAAAAATGGGAACAGCTAGAACTCATGTCGATCTCTTCAGCGGAATCGGAGGATTTGCCCTCGCATGTATGTGGCTCCGAATCCAAACCATCGCATTCTGTGAAATCGAAAAATACGCACAAAGAGTCCTCAGAAAAAACTTCCCAGGAACACGGATATTCTCAGACGTTCGGACATTTCCAACAGATGAATTTCAGCAGCCTTGGCTACTTACCGGAGGATATCCTTGCCAACCTTTTTCAAATGCCGGACTCAGAAGAGGCGAGAAAGACGACCGTCACCTCTGGCCTGAGATGCTCAGAATTATTCAAGAGAGCAGACCTCATTGGGTGCTTGCAGAAAATGTTGCTGGTCACATCACAATGGGCCTCGACGAAGTGCTTCTTAATATGGAAGGAGAAGACTACGCCTGCCAACCGTTTGTTATTCCAGCTTGTGCCAAAGATGCCACCCACCGACGTGACCGAGTCTGGATTGTGGGCAACGCCAAGAGCAACGGATGGCAAAAGTGCAGGAGCAGGGACAAACGATCAGTCAATTCTGAAACGGATGAAAGAAGGGACAAAGAATCTGTCAGAGCATGTGCAAGCAACCGAGAGGAAATTGTGGTTTCCAACTCCGACGGTCAACGATTCAAAAAACAACGGATCACAAAGCCAAATGAATCGCGATACGCCAAACCTGAATGCGGTAATAGGTGGCTCCCTGAACCCGACGTGGGTCGAGTGGCTCATGGGATACCCAATCGGGTGGACCGACTGCGCGGACTTGGAAACGCCATAGTCCCTCAAGTCGCATACGAAATCATCAAAGCAATGATCCAAGCAGAAGAGACATATGAAACAGGGAATCTATAAGACTATGCCGGTCAATCAGTACCGGTCAGATCCATCACTTGGATCTTCACAAATAAAGGCGCTCAAGGATATCCAGAGATTCTTGCATCTGGAAGAAACTCCAGTGAAGGAAGTTGCAGTGATGCATCGTGGCACATTGATCCATGGTGCAACGCTGGAAAAGCACACGAAGGCAAAACTAGTCGAGCGCCATCCCTATGAAAAAAAAGCAGGGTGGAAAGAAGAGGATCATGACAATGCATTGATGGTCAATAAGAAATGCCGGTCACATCCTTTGATTGGAAACATCCTAAAAATAGGCGTGCCTGAAGTCAGCGTCTTTGCAGAACTTTGTGGAGTCCAATGCAAAGGACGAATCGATTGGTATCAAGACCTGGATGATGATCGAAAAGCAATGGTCATCAGAGGTGGAGTCCCATTCCAAGTAGATTCAAGCGCCATCTCACTTTATGACCTCAAGACATTAGGCAAGGGGAACGCAGAAGAAGAAGCGTTCATGAAATATGTAGGCAACAACGGTCTACACATCCAGGCCGCCTTCTATTACGACCTTGTCTCTGAAGTTTTGGGACATCCACCGGCACGTTTTAGTTGGATAGCTGTTGAGCGTGAACCTCCATACATGATGGCAGTTTATTCTGCTGAAGAATGGCTGGAGTTGGGACGGTATGAGTATCAGAAAAACCTTCAGCATTATCGTGATTATTTGCAGATGAATGCAAAGGATCAAGAGAAGTTGAAAACCATTGGATACCACGAGGACGAGCGAATCCTCAAGGTTCCTGCATGGATCTTAAAACAACATGAACAGAGAGGATTTGATGAGTATTAATCAGATTATAAAGAAGATGGAAAAGCCAAAACTCAAGCACCGTCTACTCGGTCGCATGAAAAGAATCGTCAGAATCAACAAGCAACAAGGAAATTGATGCCAAACGAACTTATGAAACAAGAGCAAGCTCCAGTAATGAGCCTGCAAAAAGAGCATGATCAATTTGAATTCGACTACAGACTAAGCAAGGCGCTGAGTGCGTCGAATATGACCGGCATTTTTAAAACTCCAGAGCAAGTATTCACTGCAATCCAGTATGGACGTGGACATGGATGGAATCCAATGCAGTCACTCCGCAATCTTTATCCTCTGCACGGCAATGTCCATCTGACTGCAATTGCTGCAATGGGTTTGGTCCTGCCACATGCAGACAAACCTCCGACCATCAAACGTGAAAAAAAAGACGGTCAACCTTTTTCCTGCACCGTTACATATCTAAGGGATGGAGAAGAATTCAGCAGGACTTTCACCATTGATCAAGCAAAGTCTGCTGGACTTATTAAAGGCGGAGGAGCATGGACGGCATATGCTGAAAACATGCTTTATTGGCGAGCAGGAATGTTTGCAGCTAGAGAAGGATTCCCAGACATCTTGTCAGGAGTATATTCCATTGAAGAAATGACAAATGAGACTGTCGAAGATTACCAGACAAAGATCATTAATCCTGAAAAAAAAGAAAAAGGCACCGGACTGAACGATCAACTGGCGAAGCTGACCGGAGGTGAAGAATCAGAGGATGGTTGGCCTTCTATGCGATACGACGAACCTGAATCACAGCAGCCAGATCCAGACACGATCATTACTGCAGAGGCAGATGTTGTCGAGGTTAAAACAGAGGAAAAGCCTGCCAAGAAGAAAGCACAAAAGCCTTCTGAAAAAGTGAAGGAACTTGCCAAAGAAGCAGCTCAGAAACAACTGGATCAAGCACAGCAGCAAGATGGAATCCAGACTGATCTGTTCTGAAATTGAGTCCCAAGCAAATCGGGTGACCAATCTCCTAGCCAGTAGCTCCTTAATGCTGGCACATCGGTCTTTACCTTACCTGAAAAGCCTCTGATCAAACCATGCTCTTGGGACTCTCATTATGACAGCAAGAAGCGTTCTTGAATACGGAGTCGAGATTGAAGGAACACGCTTGACTCCGTTGCGTCCTGCAAATCCTGCGACACGAGGAGGTGCATCCTATTTCGTTTATCGATGCAGATGCGGAACTGAAAAAGTTCTCAGGAAAAAGAATGTTGGACCACAAGCAAACAAGACGAGGTCATGTGGATGCCTGCGTCGAGAACAGTGTGCTTCTCTCATGGGCGGAAACCTATACGAACCTGGAAGGACACCCTGGAACAAAGGATTGAAGAATCCATATGACCCTAAGAAACCACGCAAGACCACAAAAGGAAGACCGGCCTGGAACAAAGGACACATCAAAGTCAAGTATCCAAACGGTTCTTTTGTATATGTAAAAGTCAGCGACAAAGCAATAGGAAGCAATAACCCATGGAGCAAAGTCTAATGGAAACCGGTAACGCATTTATCTCACTGGTCAGACAGATGAGACTTGCACAGAAAAAATACTTCAATGAGCGAATCAAAACCAACCTTAGTCGGGCTAAAAAACTGGAGAGCGACGTCGACGTTTACTTGGCTGCATATGATGAACGAGACAGAAAACAAAACGCAAATAATGGATGAGTTTTTACAGTTAGTTATTGATATGAGAAAGGCACAGACCGCTATTAAATTTGGACGCAAACCTAGTATGTATGATCGTCGAGATGCAGCAGAAAAAGCTGTTGACGAATACATCATGAAACTCATGGAGCAAGCAAAATAATGGAAGGTTTTATTGGTACACCAGAGGAGTACTTTGGTGCAGTGACATACCGTTGTGAACAATGCGGAGACTCCTTTGATACATACCGTATCGATGACAGGATCTGCCAAGAATGCGAAGAGAATGAAGATGTTTAAAAAGCCAAACTATGTTGAACAGTTTACGAAAGTAAATGCAAGGCTGAACGACTTACATGATGCCTACAGAATCCTGCTGCAGAACGTCAACAATCTGCAAAAAGAACTTTACGAAAAATGTTCTAAAAAAGCTCTTTTAGATGTAGGGGATCAAGTTGATTATGTAGAAAATGAACTGCATAGAATAGAGTTAAATCACATCAATGATTCTAAAGATTTAAATCTTAAAATTAAACAGTTAAAAAACAAATTATCAGATGGTGATATATCAGAATACACATCAACGCATCCAGGTCAAATCTATTTAGAAGCTAAAGAGAATTTTGTTGCAGCAAAGTTGGATTTATTAAACACAGAAATCAGACACTTGGAATGGACCGTGCGAGCAGCCAATTGTTTTAATTATATCTTGAAGGTAGAAACCTTAAAAGACCTCTGTAGTTACTCCGAAAAATCACTGTTAAAAACAAAGAATCTGGGCCAGAAAACACTGAACGAAATCAAGTCAGTGCTTGCCCAATACGACCTCAAGCTGCGTGAAGAAGATGAGCTGGATAAAAATACACCGTCAGCTTCTTGACAACGACCTTGCCTCTAACCCTGGATCTCTGTCTCTCTGGGTCCATCTTCTCCTCATGGCAAGCCACAACAAATACGTTTCAGTCCGAGGTGATTCTGCAGTCGAAATTCACCCTGGACAAGTCCTCACTTCACGCAAGAAATTAGCCCAAAAAACCGGCCTCTCAGAGAGCAAAATTGAGCGCATTTTGAAGGCATTTTTGACCGGACAGATGATTGAACAGCAAACGAAGTCCAAATACCGAGTGATATCAATACTTAAATGGAATGAGTACCAGATTGATGAACAGCAAAGTGAACAACATTTGGACACTACCAAGAATATATATAGTAATACTACTGACGTAGTATTACATAAAGTCCGAAAGCCTACGAAATCACCCAAGAAAAAAACCTACAAAGAACACCCTCATTTCCAAGATTGGTGGACTAAATATTCCAAAGCTTCTCCAGATCCAGAAGGCTCCAGAAAAAACGCTGCACTCCAATACATCATCTGCGCTGCTGATTTCACTCCAGAGCAAATCAATATCGCAACCAGACACTACCTCATCCAGTGTCGACAAGCACAGCAAGCAACAAAGCACGCTGAACGGTTCCTCAAGCTAGACCTCATCGAACAATTCCAACAACCTTCTGCTGCTCCTCAAGCACCAGAATCTTTCCTAGACCAACAATTCAAGAGGATTCATGGAACAGAATCAAGAACTGCAGGAAATACTTCTCCACGGCTTGAAAGCCTGTGAAATTAACTACAAGGTTCACACTGCCAAGTATGGCACAACAACCGAACAGGAATTTGAACTCTGGTTGTTTGAACTCCGAGACATGACACCTCACAAAATACGGCAATCATTCAATCTGCACCTCCAAAACTCCGCTTTCTTTCCTACCATTGCCGACATACGAAACGCCATCCACACTCACAGACGTGCCAAAGCAGCAGACAACTGGAACACCGACACCAAAGCTCTTCCTGCTCCGGAACCACAAAAAGGCATCCCAGACAAAGCACTTAAACGCATGAAGCAACTCATGGAAGAAGCTGCAAAAGATCCTCGTGTCCAGAAAGCCATGCGACGAAAAGAATCTGCTCTCAAGGTCAAGGAAACCTACTCAGGACGTGAAACACGACCACGAAACCAAAACAGGCGAGAACACATCCCAATGTCCCAGGATGAACTCGACCGAATATTCTACGCAAAGTGATGGGATTGACATCCCCATGATCCTTGTGTTACTTTCATGCTTCCTGTTCGTCAACTAGGGCGTTGAGTTCCTCATGGCTTGGCGCCCGACCACAAAACACACAGGCTTTATGGGAAGACCAAGGTTTGAAATAACACCCGAAATACTACAGAAAACCGAGGATTTGGCTGCAAAAGGACTCACTCAGGCACAGATTAGTGCATGTTTGGGTATCAATGTCGGCACGCTAATCGACAAGAAACGGCACTATTCAAACTTTTCCAACGCCATAAAAATAGGCAGGGCAAAAGGCATTGGAACCATTACAAATGCTCTGTTTGACAGTGCTGTGAAAGGTTCCGTTCCTGCTCAAATATTTTACCTGAAGAATCGAGATTCGGAAAATTGGGCGGATGTTCAAGCTCACAATGTGTCGGTTGTCTCCAAGATGAGCGACTCGCAGCTCCTCGATGAAGTGAAATCAGATCCTACACTGGCACGCGCACTGGAAGCGACGACGATTGACTCGGTTGATCATCAAATCGTCGAATGATCGTGAACAATCTGTGAACATTGGCGAAGCATGGAAGCACAAGCCACTGAAATCGTTACAGAAAACAACACAGACCGGTCGATTAGCAATCAAGCGGTGCTACGGAATCAACGTGAATCCGACACAGCAATGATCATCGATAGCTGGCTGCGTAGTGGCCTGCAGTACCCCATCTTTGCCACCGACGTCGGACGACCCCCCATCCGCCTGAAGCCCCCCCACGGCCTCCTCCTCTCACAAAATCGCAACTTCCTCCAAAAAATCCTGACGTCCTCCCAGGTCTTGGTTTTAGCGGACCCAGAGGATGAGGATCACATCATAGGGTGGATCTGCACAGAGATGGTGAATAATGAGCTGCCGGCCTGTTTACATTTTATTTTTGTAAAGTTCAATTTTCGGAAGATGGGAATGGGGAAGAGGTTGCTGCGTGAGAGCGGATTGCCTGCAGAGTGTGAGGTAAGTTGGCGGACGCCTGCGTTAAATTTTTTTAAAAAAAATATATTCACATGGAATCCTTATCGGAGTTGGAGGTGATATGAGTGAATGGCAGAAGTATTTGAGCGGTGTAAGTACTTTTGGGAATCAGTATAAAAAAAAGGTTGAGCCTTCTACGGCGCCAAGAGTGAGGAGTGGTCCTAAAACTGAGGAAGAGAAGAAATCTTGGAAAAGTAGGCGTTCAAAGACGAGGTCAGCAATTGCGTCAAAAAAGAAAAGGCTCGAGGATCTTGGCAATGTTTTTGTCAAGGTTGGTCCTGCAGTCAAGATGAGTAGAAAGAAGAAGTGATTCTCATTTTCATAGCAATTTATATTTTAATTTGGTCATGGATAGTAATGGATTAAATATTTGGAGGTGATATGAAGTTAGGACGAGTTCAATTTTTAAAGCCGGTTAATATACCGCATTACAACACGGTTGAGGGATTGACCTGGAAGGATCACAACCATGAGTTGGACCTGGAGTATGATGGGTCGGTTTTGGTAGTGAGGGGAATGCCTGAGAGGCTGAATGGTCGGATTGTAGAGGTGAGTGTACCTAGTACGAATATAGCGTCTTTTCTTTCGATGGATGCGGAGCTTGAGTGGAGCAAGGAGAATGAGCGAATCAAAGTTGAAGCAGAAGAAAAGGCCAGACATAAAAGACAAGAAGCGAGGGACGCGGAGAGAAAGGCTTCACGATCTGGATCTGACGCCTCAGCAAAGGACGCTGCTTCAGGGTCTGGTAGCAAGAAAGAGGGCAAAGGAAGCGGAGTCAAAAAGGCTGGAACAGTCGGCGGAGCTTCTAAGAAATAGTCTATTTGATAGGCAGTTAGTTTTTTTTGAAAATCCGAGACGCAAGAAGTTGGCACGATGTTCAAGGAGAGCAGGCAAGACTCATTTAGCAGCAGCAATCTTACTGGATGCAGCAGTGAAGTTTCCAGGGAGTCTGGTGCCATATGTGACGTTGTCGATGAAGAATGCGAGAAGGATCTTGTGGACGACGCTTCATCAGATGGACATGGAGTTTGGTTTCAATCTAGAGTTTCGTGCAAATGATTTGACAGCAACCTTGTCGAATGGGAGTCAGATCATTCTGGCAGGCGCGACGGATTTGGAAGAGATCCAGAAGTTGCGTGGACCCAAGTATGGTGCCGTGGTGATTGACGAGGTTCAGAGTATGCGGACGAGTGTCTGTCGGACGTTGGTTGCAGATATATTGGAACCGGCAACGATGGACTATGACGGTCAGATATGTGCGTTTTTTACACCGAGTGCAAGTGCATCAGGATATGCATTTGACATCGATCATGAGGAGCGTGCCTGGGAGAAGTTTCATTGGACCATGTTGGAGAACCCTCATCTTCCGAAGGCGAAGGAGTGGCTAGAGCAGAGGAAGGTTGAGAATGGATGGAGTGATGACACGCCAGTGTATCGAAGGGAATATTTAGGAGAATGGATTCATGACGAAGAAACACTTGTCTACGCCTACCGACCAGAGCGAAACGACACCGAGCCGGTCTTTGATGGCTTCATTGAGAATTACGTTATCGGGGTGGATCTGGGGTTTGTCGACGCGACCGCGTTTGTGGTACTGGGATTTTGTGAGGGATCTCCAGACGTTTATGTGGTCCATACGGAAAAGAGTTCGGGCTATACGACAGAAGACATTGCGCGGAAAATCCACCAGTTGAATGACCGATACGATGCGGTGAGGATCG